ACGTCAAAAGACGTAAGGAGTACGTACACAGCCGCCAAGAAGCCCATGATCAAAGCTAGAAACACCCGTACGCTTTCAACCACAAGAGAAGCGAACCACTTAAGGCACCCAAGAAGGAAGCGAGCACCAGTTGAACGAAGAAAAGAAAGCGTTTTAAGGGCGAATAATTTCCCATAAAATGCAACTCCTTTCCAGACGTACCGAACATCGGAAAAAGTTAATCCTAGATCAGAAATTGATCGCGGACTTTTTGACGATGTCTTTGTACGTTGCGGAAGCAAGGAAAGCTCCCATATCGTTCAGCATGGTATCGATATCCGCACTCGCGGCACCCACCGGAACGGAGGTCTTGATTTCCAAGATCGCCTGACCGGTTGGGGTGAGTGCACCCGTGAGGGTAAGCGTACGCGTCAGTTTCCCATCAGCCCTGACAACGCCGCTGAACGTCGCGGTCGGTTTCGCAGCAGTACGGCCAACGGACACTTTGTCCGTTACCGAGCTGGTGTGATTCGGACCGGCGTAGGCGACGAGGTTGGGACCGACGGAATCGGCCGTATACGTTTTGGCATTGACTGAGAGTGACATAGTGAATTTCTCACTTGAGTTGGACAAAGTTCCAAAGTAGCGAAATGCTACATTGGGATTTTTCACCCAAAGAGTCAGAAGGGAATATAGGTAGTTAGAAAGCTACCCACGTAACCTACCAACTATCAGAGCGAATGTGTCTAAAACCCTCCTATCCATAAAATCAATGTTGGATAGGTTGATTTTGGATTTTAGACGGGCCCCGCCACAACCGCGCCAGCGCCATTTAGTGCGCCGGACGATCGTACGGGTGCCACTCATACTTCTGATAAGAGTGGCTGCGCCGATATTTCTCGCGATTACGGAGTTAACAGCAGCACGAGAAGCGGTAAGCGTTCTCGTAACTACTGTATATCCTCCGCTTTCAGGAGCGATACCGGATGCAGAGAGGGCACGAATATATTCCTGGACGTTGACGAACCAATCCACAATGAAGCTAAAGGGGATTAATTCCCATGCCGTTGAAGGAATAGCTCGGAGATTTAAGCCGAGATAATCCGACACGTGCAACTTAGCATCATAAACCAAGCCACATTTAATGATGACTTCATCAGTATATGTGTCAAGGTACGTGGTGTCGATATCGCCATGACTCCAGATAGCCGGAGGGTCTAACTTCGACTCGGAGAGAGTTTTACTCCCACGAGCGTGGTGTCGACCCTTCGACTTGTCCTTCTCTATTGCTTTGATGATCCCTTGGATGTCGTACATGATCGGCATTATGCCGTATCTGAACTTCAGCCATTCACTTCCGATATATTTCGAAAGCGAGAGGGTGCTATTCGCCAAACTCTTAGCTCTCTGAAAACGCGAAATTAGCGTATTCAGATTATTAAGAGGATTTAGCAAGGTACTAATGGTCTTCTTAAGTTCCAGCAGCATGGTCAAAACATCGGCCTCCTGCTGGGAAACTTGAGCACGAGCACTAGTGCCAGCTATGTGAATAGCATCGAGGAACTTATCTTGTGGAATAACGTACTTGGTCCGAAGACCATAGCCCGCTTGTTCCATCATATAAGTCAATTGAGGCCCATCACGTTGCTGACGGTACGTTTTGCCATCAGGGTTCGGGCTGTTAGCCCGGCTCATGATGCCATTGGTACTATCAAAACGTGATTCTCTCACATTCGTAAAGTCATTGATGATTATCTCACCAAGTCTTTGACGTTTGCGAAAGTTGGGCGTCACCTCATCCCAAGTCGAGTTGGTTTCTCCCACGTTGTCAGCTATCGTATTGTTCGTGGTTGATGAAATGGAAGTTATTCCATTCCAAAAATCCGATTCAATATAGACCGCCACACCGGGAGAGTAACTTCCTTGACTACGGAATCTCATATTGGCAAACCCAAGAGGTCGAATAGCAACAAAATGTCGCTACTCAGAGGCCAGCTTCAGAAGAACTGGTATCAAGCATGATTCCGGGTTTACTCCCAGAAACATACTCAAGTGAAGAGACCGACATAAGTCGGTCGCAACACGAGCACGAGGATTAGTTAACTGTGAAGGGAGGACATATCCAGCATAGCGGAGATTTATAGTCCGAGATGGTAGGATAAGCCTGCAGACATAGATAACTAACCTTTTATATCCGTTAGGATCCGCCGATTAGGCCGACCCAATTGGAGATAAAAGTTCCTCGAGTGGTACCCCCGCGAGG